CCCGGGTGACGTTTGGAGTCCTGCCTCTGCGGCGGTCGCATTGAATATTGGGTAAAATTCAGGATGACATTTGAAAATCATGTCATCCCCGTTCACTAGAACGTTGCGACGCATCAATCGACCTAATTGGGTCCTGTAATAAACAGAGCCGAGTGTACCAGTACGGATCCAACGTTTGATCGCTGTACGGAACACGGCAAGATTGATTAAGCAGAGTAGAGGAAAGGATAACGGATGGCCCATAGGCTGACCGTCAATCCGCCAGACCGAACTGGCCTCGCGAATCTCCTGTCCAAAATCGGGGGAGAAGGGGTTTTCCTCCTCAACGGCCGGATAATGAATCACCCCAATCCCAAAAGAGACTAGAGCATACTCATAAAACGGCTTACCCACCAGGCCCTTGAGAGCTGCGAACGTTCCATCTTGTTTGATGAGATCCGTGGCAGACTTATAGTCAATGCTTGCCCAGTGGGTGAGCTCCGTCCCCCGTGTCTGGTGGTGTATTTCCTGGATCCGACCAGACAAATCCGGATCCATCATCGTAGACTCCTTTCGTTTTTTCCAGGCTCCAAGCATGGCACCTTGGAGGGGCTGTAGCAGAGAATACAAATGGCCGGAACCCTTGGTGATCATTCTGATCTTACCTGGTTCAAAGATGCCAATTGCCTGCAGCTCCACGGACTCTGGAAAAACTTCGTTGAAAATGTCGTTATCAACACGCTCTTTACATTTGAGCATATTAGCGACTCTCCAATTTTCCAACGAGGAATGTAATGCCCGGAGCCGTCCAACAGCCACACCGCCTGATCTTGGCGATGGAACAAATGGCTCGGACGACTCAACGTGTTCTAGCTCCACTACCTCAGCATCCAATTCTGATGGAAGTACATAGGGCTCGAACAACTCCAGGCAACCGCCTTTGGCACGATTCATCTCAATCGAGGCTGAACCACGGGGAATGAATTTGGTGAAATCCTTCGGCTCCAGAAAACTGAAAGTCGATTGGGACAACATCTCAACTTCATCCCTTAAATCAGAGGGTAATAAACCATGATCTGTGGAGAAAAGCTCGGAGTGAGTGTCGTAGGCTTTGGCAAGCGAACGAGAAGACATCTTAGGCCACGCTTTCTTAATACCCTTTTGAAGGGAATAAAGAAAGGACATGTCTTTTCGGCCAACGGCGTGACGAACACGGGATTTCATCCATCCCGTGAAGAGAGGATCTACATTCCAGGAGGGACGAGGCGGCTTCATGCCGGTCTGATCACCTGTCCCCCGGAAGAGAGCCGAGTCGATGTGAAACTTCACAAAGGACTGCTCTCGATCCTCCCCGTCGCAATACTTGTCCAGTACTGCGACCACATGTTTCGAAGATCTGACTAATTCCCCCCACTCTCCATTACTCTCAAACCAAACCAACTTTTTGGATTGACGAGCAACGAAGGGAAAGAGGATACTACGGAGAATCTTTGAGACCGAGGCGTGATTCGCCTCACTATGTGCTTGTTGCCGGAGGGCAATAGCACATATGACATCCACGAGAGAGCCTGCATTCCGTTGATCGACGGAATTTGGGGCGATTTTCTCGCTGGACTTGATGCCTTCCTTGGCGTCATTTTTTGCACCGTTGATCGGTGCAATGTCAGACTTATGCAGGAACGCAGCATCACGTTGCTTCTTTGCGGGTTTAATGTTTATCATTTTACCTGGTGAATCGAAG